CACTCTATTAGACTATGGAATCAAAGAATCTACACTGCAGAGCCTATTAGGAATAGATGACCATCTAGACGAAGCCATCGACTATGCTATCGATGACGAAGAGATCGAAGAAGAATATGAAGATTACGCTGACGATGAGGAATAAATGAATTGGTATGATCGGGTTTCAAAGGATATTTCAAACATACCAGATGCTGTGGCATATTATGAAAGCGAACTGCTAGAAGCAAAAAAAGATGCCCGCATAGCGGGAAACATCGAACGAGCATCAGCCGCTATGCCTGGCATCGTAGAAAACCGATTCAATCAACTCCAAGAGATCGAAGCGATTCTCGAATATCTCAACATTGAACTGCGCAGACTGCGCAGCCAGCATTTTCGCAAATATCTTGAAAATTATCAGCGCAGCCTGTCCTCTAGAGACTGTGAAAAGTTTGTAGAGGGCGAGGCCGATGTTGTTGATTTCGAAAAAATTATCAACGACTTTGCACTACTGAGAAATAAATGGCTAGGTATCATCAAAGGCCTAGACATCAAGCAATGGCAGTTATCCAATATTGTTAAATTAAGAACTGCCGGATTAGAAGACGCAACATTATGAAAATTGGAATAATTGGTCACGGTTATGTTGGCGGTGCCGTGGCGCATACTCATAGAAATCACACATTAATTATAAGAGATCCTAAATTTAGAGAAAAGTCTGCTACCTTAGAGCAGATGAAAACCTGTGATGCTGTGTATGTTTGTGTGCCTACTCCGATGATGGAGAACGGTCACTGCGATGATAGTTTTGTAAAATCAGTATTATCCGAATTACAAGGCTATGATAAAGTTGTAATTTGTAAAAGCACAGTGCCACCTGGTGTATATTTAAGATTGCAGGATAGATATCCTAATGTGGTGCATGCGCCTGAATTTTTAACCGCTGCGAATGCCACAGCAGATTACGAAAATTCCTCATGGGTATTGATTGGTGGTAATGTCAATCGCTGTCAAGAAGCAGAAAAAATTATCAAATCCAGCACAGTCAAAGCCACGCATTATCATCATACTGACATCGCTACAGCCAGCCTATTTAAATATTTGGCAAATACCTTTTTAGCCACCAAGGTAACGTTTATGAATGATATGTTCCACTTGGCCAAGGAGGTAGGTGTAAACTGGGAAGAAATTAAGACTATTGCACAGAATGATTCTAGACTAGGTAATAGCCATTGGGATGTACCTGGTCCAGACGGTCAATATGGGTATGGTGGAGCTTGTTTTCCTAAAGATGTAGCGGCAATTCTAGAACACGGACTGGATATAGGAACAGAGTTAAAACTGTTAGGTCGTGTTGAAGATATTAATAAATTACACAGATCTAAGTAATTCGTTTTTGATGTAATTTTCTAATCGCATCGATGGTTGCCATCCAAACACTTCTTTTATTTTGTTATTATCGGCCAGTGTGATGTAAGCCTCCCCAATCCTGGGTGCAACCATCACAGTATTACTAGAAATCATATTTGCTAATTCTTGCACACTATAATTTTTCCCGGTTCCCACATTAAAAATTTCACCATATCTATCGTGATCTTTCTGCATGGCTAGAATGTTTGCTTCAACTACGTCTAAAACGTGTGTAAAGTCTCTTCGCTGTTTGCCGTCAGGCACGATAGTCAACGATTCACCGGCTGCGTGTTGTCTAAGAAATTTTCCAACTACTAGGGCATATGGTCCTTTCACCGGTTCTCTTGGACCATATACATTAAAGTATCTAAATGAAACGGTTTTCAGCCCATCAAATTTGTAATATGCTGCACAAAGTCTTTCTCCGGTAACCTTGCTAACCGAATATATGTTAAGACAATCTTCTTTCATATCTTCTTGCAACGGAGGTTGATTTGTTAAACCATAAGCCGACGACGTAGAACTATACATTACTTTTTTCACATTGGCTTCTTTACTGCACTGTAGTACCGTTGCTGTGCCAAGCACATTGGTAGCCACAGTCATTAACGGAATAGTCACAGCATTTTGAATTCGCGCTTCAGCGGCACAATGAAAAACATAATCTACACCTTCATATAAGTGTCGAGTAGCGTCATAATCTTTGATATCTAGATTATGATAGGTTGCTTTAGAATTATAATAAAATTTAAAATGGCATTTAGATGATTCGTTATCTATAACTATGACTTCGTGATTTAATTCTACTAATCGATCTACAATATGTGATCCTATAAATCCGGCTCCGCCTGTGACTAATGATTTCATACATTCTCCCTTACCGAATATTTATGTAATAATATGTACGCAGATAAATATCTTGCTTAGAGAAAAACATTATGAAATTAATAGGAAACTGGTGGTTTGCAGACGGTGACGTGAATAGGCAAGATCAAGCAGATTGTGCTTGGGGAGACCCAGGAACAAATCAAGGAATGGCTGATGTCATCGAGGAAAAGTTTTCTAACAAAGAAAAAATACACGCACTAGACATAGGTGCTAATATGGGTTTCATGACTGGATATTTTGGAGCCAGATGGTCCAAGGTCACTGCGTTCGAACCTACACCAAATATTTTTGAATGTTTGGCCAAAAATTGCACACGCTCAAATATCGACTTAAAAAATCTAGCACTCAGCGATTTTAACGGTGAAGTTTTATTTGCGGTCAGCGGCAGGTCTGAAATTAATCAAATTATTTCAGATCCAAAAGTTTTAAAAAAACACTGGCATTATATCAAGGTACCTGCAGTCACATTAGACAGTTTAAATCTACAAAATGTCGACATGATTAAAATTGATGTAGAAGGGCATGAATTATCAGTGGTACGTGGCGCTGAACAGACAATAAGATCTCAAAAACCTTTGATCGCTATAGAAATAAGTTTTGAAAATAAGATATTAGATAAACAGATTAGTTATAACCACGATCAAGCACTGGAGTTGTTGAAAAATTGGGGTTACAAAGTAATATGGCAGTACAAATATGATTGGATATTAGAATATGAGAATAATTGATGCATTCACTTTTTTGAATGAAGATGATTTAGTCAGAGTACGACTAGAATATCTTAATGAATTAGTGACTGATTTTATTATCATAGAAAGTAATATGACCTGGAGGCATCAACCAAATAAGCCTTATTTTCAAAAGATTTTGAAAGACCTACCGGAACATATAAGAAAAAAAATTCGTTATGTAGAAGCTACCTGGCCGCAAGAATGGTTGGAAGATGCTCAGGGAGTAGAAGAAAAATGGGTTGAGAATGGTACTAGAGAACATGCTCTTTATGAACTACAAAAATTCGCAGATCCGGAAGATTGGGTCATAATGAATGACCTGGATGAATTTTGGGAAGTTGATAAATGGCAAGAAGCCGTTGATCTTTATCATCAATATGGTCAGGTAGTATGGAACCATGAGAATAGAACCTGTTTTGTGGATTGGATAACCCCGGGTATTCCGAGATGGCCCGGATCAAAAATGGCTAAATTCAAAGATATTACAAGCATGGCTGAATTTTATTGTAGTAAACCCAAGGCGTTGCGAGGCTGGGCCGAGGGAGAAAAAACTTTGTTTTATCCTGTTAATGGAGGGTGGCACTTTACCAAAATGGGAGATGCAGCAACTAAAGCGAAGGCCATGGGCAGTATCAGAGAATGGCGCACTTGGGAACCAAAAATTAATAAGACTCCCGAGCAGGCCGCCAGAGAGATCTTCGAAGGTCGCGGGTGGAATACAGTTGCCAAAAAAGGAAAGATGAAAGCCGTTCCAGATGGTGGTAAGGGCCTTTCGGATAAAATTTTACAACATCTTCAAAAAATCGATATTTTTTGGAGCAAAGGAATACAACCATGAAAAGTTTTAAATTACCTAAAAATCAAATTATTGATCCAGAGGCGGAATATTTTACAGGCCGCGCCTCTACTGATTGGAATTCGGCCGGCCGACAAGTTGTCATGGATATGATAACAGAAAAATTAAATGTCATCGACATTGGAGCACATGTTGGAATAACCACTATTCATTGGTTAGAAGGCGGATTTAAACATGTCCATGCTTTTGAAATTAATCCAAGCCATTTTGAATGTTTAGTAGAAAATACCTTGGAATATCGAGACAAAATAAGTTTATACCCGTATGGATGTAGTTTTGAAGAAAAAATTGTAAAAGGTGGATATAGGACGAGAAAAAATTCTGGAACCTTCCAGATTTTAGATGATGAAACTGCAGAAAAATTTCCTGCCGATGCTGTTTTTAAGGTTACCGTGAAACCTTTAGATGCATGCTCCTTTGAAAACATATCTTTGATAAAAATTGATGTCGAAGGATGGGAACTTGAAGTTATGAAAGGAGCTATTAATACTATAAAACAACACAAGCCTGTTCTGTTTGTTGAATATATGAAAGGGGATCATAAAAAAACTCTTCACAAATATGATAATAATGAGTTTATCGATCTGCTTGACGAGATTGGATATATAGATGTTGCTCGTCCCGATATCGATGATACTATTTTTATTCCAAAAAAATTTTTTTGATTGATGGTCTTTATACCAAAGAGTGTGCCCTCTATTCTAGAGGCTTAGTCACCATCCAACATCGTCCGATTCTGCTGACTTTGATTTTTTTATCTTCAAAAAATTCCTCAACTGCTCGGCACACCCCTGGCCATACTTTAGTGTAGTCATCGCCGCCAAATCGACAGCCTGGACGTATCTTGGGCCACCAAGCATTTAAATCTCTAATGACACCTTCGTAGGTATGTCCTGCATCTACATAACAAAAATCTACACTGTTATCTATAAATCTAGCCGCGGCAGATGCGCTGTCGCTTTTAATATCTGTAATGTATTCTTTGATTGGTGCAATATTGTTTAGAAAATTTTCACGTGCATTGTTAAGCAAATTTTCGTGTGCCTGGTTGGTCACTACTAATGGGTGATTTTCTATATCGTCACCTCCTTGCCAAGTATCAACGCAGTAAAAAAAACCAAGTTTGTCTCGGTTCAAAAGTTCTACTACACAATAACAAGCACTGCGTCCCATCCAGGATCCCAACTCGACCCAGGTACCCTTTGCTGGAAATCTGTCCAACACCAAATCTAACATAACAGTGGTACGATGGTCCATAAATCCTTCAACAGTTTGATAAAAGTGTTCCATCTTTGTTATTTACCATTAACTACGCAGATAAATATTTTTATGAAAAAAATCGTATTAGTTACCGGGGGATTTGACCCAATCCATTCCGGACATATTTCTTACTTCAAAGCAGCAAAGACATTAGGTGACGAACTTATTGTTGGACTTAATTCAGACGAATGGCTCGAACGTAAGAAGGGTCGAGCGTTCATGCCGTGGAACGAACGATTGTGCGTAATCAATAATCTTTCTGTGGTAGATGAAGTGTACACCTTTGACGATTCAGACGGATCCGCCAAAAATTTTATAAGACAGATCAGAGCACATTACCCCGATGCTGAACTAATATTTGCCAACGGCGGCGATAGAACTGCAAAAAATATCCCGGAGATGGATATTGATGATTCAAATATAAAATTTATATTTGGTGTTGGCGGGGAAGATAAGAAAAACTCCAGTTCTTGGATATTAGAAGAATGGAAGGCTCCTAAAACTGAGAGACAATGGGGTTATTGGAGGATTCTACATGAGCAGGGCAAAGAAGTTAAGTTAAAAGAATTAACTGTTGCACCTGGTAAAATGTTGTCGATGCAAAAACATAAAGACCGAGCCGAACACTGGTTTGTAGCGGATGGAGTGGCCACTGTTTATACTGTAAATGTAAGTACCGATACTGAACTTCATGGCATTTTTAAAAAATTCCAACACATACATATCGATAGACAAGAATGGCATCAACTGTGTAATGAGGGCGATGTTCCCTTAAAAGTTATAGAAATACAGTATGGCGAAAACTGTGTTGAAGAAGATATTGAGCGTCGATGAATAATTGGATTTTTCTAAGTAAAGAAGGCAAGGACGAATATATTAATATGTTCGCGATGGGTAGCGGTGGTCGGGTGATTAATACAGACGATTTTGATTTTAAAGATTCTGATGATCCTATAGTATTGCGAGGCATTCTCAAACACAAGATAATGAAAAAATGTTGGTTGGCTGGCCGTGACTTTTATTTTATGGATACTGGATATATAGGCAATCAGCGCAGCCTTATCAATCCCATGGGATGGAAATATTATCATCGCATTGTTAAGAATGATCTGCAACACAGCGAGTTAACTGTGCGACCCGACGACAGATTTAGAAAATTAGGCATCCCCATCTATCCTTGGAAGAAAGGTGGTAGAAAAATTTTGATAGCCAAGCCAGATGAAAAACCTATGAAATTTTACGGTTTAGAATTAGAAAAGTGGGTACAAGAAACTATCGATACAATAAAAAAATACACAGATCGACCAGTTGAAGTGCGAGAACGTGTAAAGAGTCGGCAGGATAGAACTTTAATGAATACTCTTAAAGAAGCATTGGACGACGATGTGCATTGTTTAGTTACATTCAATAGTAATGCTGCATCGGAGGCTGTAATGTATGGCATTCCGGCATTTACACTATCCCCTACTCACGCAGCGTCGCCGGTAACATCTAATGATCTTAGTCTAATCGAAAAACCTTATTATCCCGACAAAGACAAAGTGCATCAATGGGCCTGCCATCTAGCCTATGGTCAGTTCCATGTTAACGAATTAAAAGATGGCACAGCCTGGAGAATTTTAAATGAGTGATAGTTTTTTACCTGTATTTGTAGGCTATGATTATAGAGAAGATATTGCCTACAAGGTCTGCGAATATTCTATATACAAGAACACGCCTAACGCCCAAGTCAAACCCTTAAAACAAGATCAATTAAGACGAGAAGGTTATTATAGCAGAGAGGTTGATCCTCTAAGTTCAACCGAATTTACATTCACAAGATTTTTAGTTCCTCAGATTATGAATTTAGAAGGATGGGCATTATTCTGTGACTGCGATTTTGTCTGGGACGGTGACATACAAAGAATATTTGATCAAGCAGATCCTAAATACGCAGTAATGGTAGTCAAACATAATTATAATCCTACCAGCACTGTAAAGATGGATGGCAAACCCCAGAGCCAATATCCCAGAAAAAACTGGAGTTCAATGATCTTATGGAACTGTGGGCATCCATCTAATGTAAAACTAAACATTAATGAAGTTAATACTCAGCCTGGTTCTTACCTGCACAGGTTCCAGTGGTTGGCAGATTCGGAAATAGGTGAATTAAATTGCCAATATAATTTTTTAGTGGGTCATAATCGTACAGAACAATGCCAAAACGGAAAACCAGTGGGCTATCATTGGACTGAAGGAGGCCCGTGGTTTCCCCAGCATATGGAATGTGAATATAAAAACGTTTGGTACCAGTATCTCATGGAATATGCCAACGAGTTAAGCAGAAATAATGTCACTGCTTATGCTCCTATTACTTGGGTGACTTCTTTATCTCGCGAATATTGGGAACACTGTGCCAAATACACGATGCCGACCTGGAGTAGATTGCCTGGAGAGGTAGTGGTTGTATGGGATGACAAACCAGCAGATTTTCCTGTAGGCAATGTATATAGTTTTTGGAAGGATATAGCCAACCCAGAAGACCCTTGGATGAAAGAAGGCATGGGGGGAAGTAAGGCCGATAGATTCTGGAAGAAAAGTCGTGTACAAGTATGGGCTGCTAGAAAATTCAAAGGCATAGTTGTTTGGATCGATGCAGACATTGCTGTGCTCAATCCTCTAAGTAGACCTAGAGCATTGGAGTTGCTACATCCGGGCAAAAATGTCTGGGGCACGTTAGACTGTGGCAGTGATCACCCTCAAAAATATGATCATATAGACACAGGAATCGTGTCGTTTAACTCTAGACATCAAGAATTTGATAAATTTATCAAAGAATATTCGTTGATGTGGTATAATGGAAAAATATTTGAATGTAAACAACCCTACGATCACTATGCAGTGACCATGTTAAGTAAAAAATGGACGGCACAAACCTTTGTTCCTCATTGGTCAAAATGGGCATCTTCGCACGAAGAATACCCTAATAGATTTAATATGCAGAATAGTTATTTGAAAGACTATTTCGAACACTATCTAGGAATCGATAGAAAAGATCAACTTAAGAAATTAAACAACGACGAGTCGACCAACAAAAAGGAAAAGAAAAAATGAAATTTGTTGTGTACTCGGCCTGCTTGCCTCCTAACATCAAAAATTTAGAAAAAAATGATATTTTAAATAAATTTCCTCTAGGTGTTGCTTTTCTAGGTTTAGACGACGTTGTTGTACACGAACATAGAAATTTAATAGAAGCAGATGTGGCCATGATGGTTGGCTGGGTGCATGAAGATTCCAAAGATTCGCTTCATCTTAGTTTTAGAAAACAGATCATAGATAATCAAAAAAGAAATGGTAAAAGAGTTTTACTAGCAGATAGCAATTTATTTTTGTATACAGATAAAACCAATCCACACCATTACCTGAGATACAGTTATGATGGAATTTTCCCTAATACTGGTGAATATTGTGACAAACAAGTAGATCCGTTGCGGTGGCGTCTGCTGTCAAAAAACTTAGGTATATCTCTCAAGGATTACAGATCAACCGGTAATCATATACTGCTGTGTCTACAAAGAAATGGTGGTTGGTCGATGGGAGGTTTTGATGTAGTTGATTGGACAGCATCTACTATTAGAACATTAAGACAGTATACAGATAGAGAAATAGTTATAAGAGCCCATCCTGGAGATAAGCATTCGAAAAATTACCTTTCTGCTAATAACCTTATTAAAAAAATAGGTAATCTTAAAAAGGTTAGACTCAGTAAGGAAGGTACAGATCTTATCGGAGATCTACAAAACTGTTGGGCAGTGGTCAACTATAATTCAAGCCCCACTGTTGGTGCAGCCGTGGAAGGTTATCCAATATTTGTTACTGATCCCGAAAGAAGTCAATGCAAAGAAATTGCTAATACTGATTTGGCACTGATTGAAAACCCCAATCTCCCAGATAGACAGCCCTGGATCGAAAGACTGTCTATGTTTCATTGGAATTTCAATGAGATTTCTAATGGCACTTGTTGGGCGTATATGAGAAATTTTGTATGAAAATAGAAGTTATTACAAGTTTTAATGAGAGATATTATAACGGAATCGGCAAGGAATGCGTAAGCACTTGGTTGAAATATTGGCCGAATGAACTAACACTAACTGTATATATAGAAGAATTTTCATTGCCTGATCAGGCAAGAATTAAACAGATTCCTTTTTCTCAATTAGGAAAAAATCATACAGATTTTCAAAATGATCAAAAATATAAAAGCAGAGTAAAAATATTTGCTAAAAAAGCTTACAGTATCATTCACGCCTTTATTCATTCAGATGCAGATAGAATATTATGGTTAGATGCTGATGTGTTAACAACTAAACCTATACCATTAGAGTTTATAAAACAATTATCTCCCAGCGACAGTTTGTTGACATATATGCGAGTTTGGCATAATCTCAAAAAAGATGATATAAACAGTCCTATTGTTCCCAGTGCAGAAAGTGGTGTATTTGCAGTGAATACTAGACACGATAGTTTTAGGCAGTTTGCGGATCGATATGAAGAATATTACAATAAAAGATTAGATAAGAATCTAAGACGATTTTATGATGGCGAAGTCCTAGGTGCAGTAGCCAAAGAATTCCAGGAAAATAATAAAATTATTGATCTTTGTGCTGAATTCAAAAAGCCCTATAGGACTCCTATAGGACATACAATTTTAGGGCCTTATCTACACCATTACAAAGCCAAAGCAGCCAAGTCTGAATATTTTATTGAGGATTGAGCCAGTATCTTTCAGTGCGTGGTCGTATAAAATCGGTTTTTAGGCTTTTACCGTGATTTTTACGGTTACCTTTAAGGTGATCCAGATAAGCACCCCATTCGCTGTTAACCAGAGGATGGCCTTCACCTTTGATTAATCCTTTACACCAATCGTTCCACTGCCACTCGGGGTGGCGTTGCTTGACTTCTTTGCGAACTTCGTCAAAAACCCAGCAATCGTTCCATTCACTGAACTGGAAAATCCGTCCGCTGTCATAGGCCTGTTGGAATTCAGATAAAAATTCCTGGGTATTTTTATCTCGAAGATTCATAGAGTAAAGACCACATTCAGTAAATTTTCTTTCTCTGCCTAAAAACCCTAGACCAATATGAGACTGGCACATCCTATCGATAAAATGATGAGGAATAGGAGTATGGCAGATCATATCAGCATCCATCCATAGCAATAGGTCAGCCTTAGTGTTTCGAGCAGCATGGCAAACAGAATAGATCTTATGGCTAAATCGAATAGCATCCCACCTAAACCCGATTCCTGGCTGCTTGCCTTTACGATCCATTGGGCCAGTCGCTACTTCGCCCCTGGCCTTAGGATCATCCTTCCACCGATTTTTAAAAGAGACTAATTCCGGGCACGATTCATGTAAATCTCGAACTACGAGATTTTCTGCAGATTCGTCTATGGTATGATCTTGAGGATATGCATATAATGTTATATCCCAGGGCCAAGTCTTCAAGAATGTTTGTACCATCCTCTTGGCATATTTGTCGTAGCCCTCTTTATGGAAGGTAGTTACTACGGCTTTTTTCATTTAGTCTGATATCTTTGTATGTCGGCCTCTACCATCATTCTGACAAGATCTTCAAAACTTGTGCGTCGTTGCCAGCCTAGCACTGTCTCCGCTTTTTTCGGACTACCGCAGAGGCTAAACAATTCTGCAGGACGTTTAAATCTGGGATCACTTTTAACATACTGCTGCCAGTCATCGATTCCAGCATATTTAAATGCACGTTCTAATAGATCACCTATGGTATATTGTTGCCCTGTGGCCACGACATAGTCGCCGGGTTCATCTTGTTGTAGCATCAACCACATGGCTTCTACGAAATCGCCAGCGAATCCCCAATCTCTCTTGGCATCGAGATTACCTAACGTGATACTGTCTGCTAGACCGCATTTGATCTTGGCCACGCCGTCTGTGATCTTTCTAGTGACGAATTCTTTGCCTCGGATGGGGGATTCGTGATTAAACAATATTCCGTTTGAAGCATGCAGACTGTAACTTTCACGGAAATTTATGGTCATCCAATAGGCATATAATTTAGCCACACCGTAGGGACTGCGAGGCCAGAAAGGTGTAGATTCATCTTGGTGTCCACCTGAGATTTCAATGCTGTTTCCGTACATCTCTGAGGTAGATGCCTGATAAAATCTAGTGTCGGGGTTGTGCTGCTTGATGGCGTTTAGAATATTAAGCACTCCGACGGCATTTACTTCGGTGGTCAATTTGTTCAGATCCCAACTGGCTCCCACGAAACTCTGTGCTGCGAGATTATAAAACTCATTGGGTTTGAGACTTTTAATCAAATGATTCATGCATCCATCATCAGTGATATCGCCGGTGATTAATTCGACATCGTGCTCGATTCCGAGATATTTTATGTTGTCTAAATTAGGGTTGGAATACCTTTTTATCAGTCCGTAGACCTTATAATCTTTTTCTAGTAGTAGTTTTGCTAGATACGGACCATCTTGCCCGGTCATTCCGGTAACAAATGCAATCTTTTTCATTTTTTCCTCAGTCTAGATTAGTTTTTTATTTATAGTATGAGATTATGCCTATCTTAATTTCCAGACATAATGATTTTTGTAAACATCCACGATCTGATAGTTGTGTGATTTGAGAAATCTCTGATTTTCTTGAGAAATCAAAGCAGGACCCTCAATGACTATGAGAGAATTCCATCTTTTCAGTAACGGTAAAAGTTCTGTGATGTGATTTTCGTGATCCAAGTCGATCAATACCACATCGACATCATATAGGTGTGAAATATTATCGAAATTTTCACGATACACGATGTTCTTTGAACGCAATATCCTTTTCTTGTCATCGATTAGAAAGATAGTTCCGAACGAATCCGTCAGTTCCGACAGATTTCCCCAGGCGCTGCCTGCGACCAAGATGTTCCGAGATTTTTTGTTTAACTTTTTTATCCGTTTAGCGAATTTGCTCATAATTTATCATTAAATACTAGGTTATTTATAAGACCTTATGAAATTTAAATTATGGAAAGAGCACGGCGCTCTAAACAGTCCACCGGTATTTGCTGCTGTAGAGCAGGGATTGAAAAATATCGGCATGGCGGTGGTCGAAGACGGCCAAGACATTGACGTGATATGGTCGGTCCTTTGGTATGGTCGGATGAAACCTAATAAATTGGTGTTCGAAAGAGCCAAATCTCAGGGAAGGTCCGTGATGATCATTGAAGTTGGAAATCTTTTCCGTGGTTCTACATGGAGACTGAGCCTCGATCATATACACGGGCTCGGAAAGTTTGGCAATGACCATATGCTTGATACCGATCGACCTAAAAAATTAGGAGTAGTCCTGAAGCCGATCAATGACAAGCGAAAAAATCGCATATTAATCGCCTGCCAGCACGAACACAGCCTCCAATGGCAAGGTCAGCCTAGTATGGCGCAATGGGTTTCAGCGATGGTAAGCAAAGCAAGGCAGTATTCGGATAGGCTGATCGATGTTAGGCCTCATCCTCGATCTCCCTTTCACGTAAATTTACCGGGTACAGAATTGATCCGACCGGTCAAGATACCAAACTCCTACGATGATTTCAATATGGATTACTCATATCATTGTGTGATCAATTTCAATAGTGGGCCAGCAGTGCGTGCCGCCGTCGAAGGAACTCCGATCATCTGCGATCAAACCAGTTTAGCACATCCAGTTTCAGATCATTGGGAGAATCTAGAAGATCCGACGCTTCCTGATAGAGAAGAATGGTTTTTAAAATTATGTCATACCGAATGGACGGTCCCGGAAATACAGTCGGGCCTGCCATTTTCCAGGATTTTTTCTGGATTTTAAAATCTTGACCTAATGCAGAAATTATAGTAAACTACTACAATGTCAAAATCTGTTTACATAGAAGATATTTTTGATCAATTTCATTCTTTGATTTCCTCGCAGCAGTTATTGGTGACCAATCAGGACCTCAAGGCCACATATAGCCTTCATGATTACTGTGCGAATGACGAAAAATCGCTGACTTCTAATCAAGCCAACTATCTTTTAAAGATTTTATCTAGATATAAAAACGAAAGTTTCGATCTCGGTCTAGATTATAAATCGGAGATATCAAATCCGGTATGGAAAAAACCTTTTCGTACCTTAGATCTATCTAAAAAAGTTTTTGTCAAAGTTGATGATCAGAAAAAAATCTGGATTTGCTTGAAATTCCCCTTCTCGCTAAAAGAAACGTTCGACAACGAGGTCAAGAATGAAAGGTCGAACAGTGAAAATAATCGATGGGATCATGAAAAAAAATTACGCATGATTGAAGCATACAAACACAATATCATGCACGTTAATGAATTCGTAAATTACCACAATTTTGACATAGATAATACATTTTTAGATCTAGTCAGCAGTGTCGAAGAGATATGGCAACAGCAAGATTCGATAATGCCGTATGCTCGCGCCGACGAACACAGGGTCATATTAGTCAATGCGGTCAACGACGCGATCGAAGCGTTCGAATCTAAAAAAACAGGTATCCGCGAACAGGATATTTTCTTGGCGAAAACCATGGGGTTTCCATTAAAATCGGAAAAACCACTCAGTACCTTGGTAGAGTGTGTTTCTGTTAATTCTGCCAATCAATTTTGGTTGAAAGAGAATTCAAAATTTTTCGACCTGCATAGATCGGCCGGTGGCCGCTCGGCAGTGATCTTAGATAAGAACACCAAAAATTTGCTCGAATGGTTAAAACAGTTCATATCTGATGCTGAAATCGCTGGCTGTAAAGATGAAATCAAAATCTGTTTCAGAGAATCAGAAAAAGAGAATTCTCACATTAACTCTTGGATCAAAGAAAATCGATTAGGAGGAAAAGTCGACGAAGGTAACATCTATATTTTCTTACAGAAGCCGCCTAAATGGTTGTTTAAAAATAAAATAGATGTTAAAATTATAGGGACAAACTGTTATGTGCCTCCGCTCAGTGACGCGATCGTTTCTACGTGGATTTTCAATCATCCTTGTCTATGTTATCTAGGAGAAGTGAAACCTACAGTGATAAGGAATTTTAAAATTGTCAAGTTGTAAACTGATTATCAAAGACGAAGTCAATATAAAAGTCGAGAGCCTGCCTGTAGAAGTCCGGCGTAAAATTGTCAACGAACTAAAGTTTGATCTTCCCTATGCCCGCCATATGCCTGCATATAAATTAGGTCGTTGGGATGGAACTAAGACCTTTTTCGGCATAGGTGGGACCGGTTATCTAGCACATCTAAATGTCATACTTCCCATCATAGAAAATTCCGGATATGACATAGAAGTTGAGGATCAACGTCTGCATCAAACGATGTCATTCGCCTACATCGGAGAAAACTATTGGGCGGATCAGGGAAAGACTTGGCCAATAGGTCACCCGGCGGCAGGCCAACCAATCGTGCTGAGAGATTATCAATATGATGTGGTTAACAAGTTTTTAAAAAACCCGCAATCATTACAGGAGGTAGCTACAGGTGCTGGTAAAACGATTACTACCGCGACGCTTTCGCATCTTTGTGAACCTTATGGCCGTACGATGGTTATTGTTCCGAACAAATCGCTTGTTGTCCAGACTGAAGAAGACTACAAGAATCTAGGCTTAGACGTTGGCGTGTATTTCGGAGATCGCAAAGAATTAAATCGAACACACACTATCTGCACATGGCAGAGTCTCAACGTGCTCGAGAAAAAGAGTTATGACGACGATACTTTATCTTTGGCAGAATTCTGCGAAGGGGTGATTGCCGTTATCATCGACGAGGTGCATCAGGCCAAAGCAGATGTACTAATGAGATTGGCCACTCAGAACTTCCGTAATTGTCCTATCCGTTGGGGTTTAACAGGAACTATACCTAAAGAAAAATGGGAATTCCAGAGTCTATTGGCTGGCATAGGACCTGTGATAAATCAAGTGTCGGCTTATGATCTACAACAAAAAGATGTGCTGGCGAAATTAGAAATCAACGTGCTACAAACCATAGACATAGAAGAATTCCGTTCATATCAAGAAGAATATACCTGGCTAGTCACCGATGAAAAAAGGATCGAATGGATCGCTAACAAGATCGAAGAAATTTCCGATACAGGTAATACATTAGTGTTAGTCAATAGGATCGACACAGGAAATAAGATCACTGCGATTTTAAAAGATTCAGTGTTCATCTCGGGTGCGGTAAAACTAGACGATAGAAAAGAAGAATATGATGAAATTAAAACGGCCGATAATAAAATCATCGTGGCAACTTACGGTGTTGCCGCTGTAGGTATCAATATACCTCGTATTTTCAACTTGGTTCTATTGGAACCTGGCAAGAGTTTTGTTCGGGTGATACAGAGCATAGGACGAGGCATCAGAAAAGCCGAAGACAAAGATTTCGTGCAGATCTGGGATATAACTTCGACCTGTAAGTATGCCAAACGTCATCTCACAGAAAGAAAAAAATATTATAAAGAAGCAAAATATCCCTTCCAAGTCACCAAGGTTACCATATGATAAATTTTTTCAATTTTAAAAAGAAAAAGATCAAACTACAATGCTATACTACTATGCAGAGCCTAGTCGATCTATTTCCACCTCAGGCAGGCAAAGGGTCTTTGCCTAATTGGTATTTCGACCTTAGCAAAGATCCCGATTGGGTCACCGTGCGGCATTGTAACGGATTCCAGGATCTTTATAAAAACAGTTTTCTCATTAGGTCTTGGTCAGACATCGACATCGAAGTCCGCCCGGACGGATCTATCGCCTACGATTTTGCCTGCAAAGAAGAAATCAAACTGCCCTTAGAAAGACATCACATTGACAGCCAGGCCTCGGGTGCATGGCCCGGTTATTGCAACATAAAATTGATGAGTCCGTGGTATTTTAAAACTGATCGGATGGTAAAATGGTTGATGATGTCACCTGTTTGGGATCAAAAAGATCCTTTAGAATGGACCGTGGCTCCCGGTATCTTAGAATTCAAATATCAGCATGTCAGCAATATAAATTGCCTGTTGAAACTAAAATCAGAGCCGTACATGATCCGCATAAAAGCGGGTCAGGCATTGGCACAATTCATTCCCATGTTTGAGGAGGACTGGGATATGGACATTAATCTGTTCGATGATCGAGATTGGAACAAACATTTTGGACGATGGACTCATTCATTCGATTTGTCTTATCAAAAAACTCGAGCGATGTTAGAAAAGAGGAATAAATGAGAATATTAACATTAAACAACACAGCCTTCGATCTTAATGAGTTACCGAACGAAGTAGATGAAGATACTAGATTTTCAGTGCTGGATAACAGTAATCCCAACGATCCGGATTTCTTTTTCATGCCGCTGATCTTCCTAGAATCATTTAATAGTCCTGCGATATTATTGAACATAGGGGGCCACGAAGTCCAGATGCCCTTAGATTGGTGCATGGTCGTAGGAGATAAAGAATGCGGGCTGGATCCAGAAGTTCTACCGTTGACCAGCATCAACGAACGTGGATTCGATGCGTTTATATTCAATCCTATCAATGGATTTAAATGCGAATATATGACTATAGAAATCGTGAACATTTTTCAAGATGTCCGCTGGTATTTTCCCAAAATGAAGAACGGTCAGTTTTTAACGGTGCCCCTACATTCCGATGAAAGTCCACCTTGCGCATTTTTTGTCAAAGAAGTCAGTAGGCAAAGCGAGATCGTTCAACTGCATAAGATAATTTAATATAGTTAAAGAGATAAGGAGAAATCAATGATCGCAGGAAAGGTGTGGGGTGAAACAGAATTACTAGAAGCCAACGGAGTTTTAGAATTCCATAGGATAGAAGCCAGGGCAGGTGGAGTCTGTTCAAAGCACAGACACAAGTATAAATGGAATGGTTTTTTCGTCGAATCTGGAAAGTTGGTCATCAGAGTGTGGAAGAACAATTACGATCTGGTAGACGAAACCATATTAACTGCAGGACAATATACCAAAGTGGCTCCTGGAGAATATCATCAGTTTGAAGCCTTAGAAGAAACTGTGGCTTTTGAACTCTATTGGGCTGAATTCGATCATGAAGATATCGAACGAGAAACTGTGGGATTTTCAAAAGATGGGAAAACTAAAACCAGGAGTTGAGTATATCTATACTCGCAGAGAAGGAATCGTGTATCAACAAGAAGATGGCAGTCTAGATCAAGAAGCGATCGGCTGGGACTACGATCCAAGAACAGAGGATGGTAAGCCATTGATCGACGATTTGCGAGATTCCAAATTATGGGGAGAAATCCGTCGAGAGGCAAAAAATAATCCTCTCTTGAAAGAAGCATTAGATCGTGCTATAATGATATATCACTTGAGTAAAAAAGATGGGAAAAAATAAACACGTAGACCTATTCAAAGATATGATCCCCGCGGTAGACATGGGGATCAAAGAACTGTGGGAGGCTGCCACAGAAGAAGGTCGCAAAGAAATCAAAGGAGATCTCTGGACCTTGATGCGATATATCAGCAATGTTAAAACCAAAGATAGGGAACTGCAAGAGCATTTCGTACTAACCGTCAATGAATTCTATAATAAAAATTGGTCGGAAATAGCAAAGCATCCACAACTGCAATGGCAGACATTAACGTTATGCAGCCATGACAGCAAAAAAACACATTTCCACGAATGGATCCCATTGAAGGTGCATCGAAACAAAAAAGAAGAATTTCTCGCAGAACAATTTCCAACTATGAAGATGTCGGACATAGAAACGCTGGCATCGATCACTACAGATGAAGAAATCAAAGAATATGCACTATCTCTCGGGTGGGATAAAAAGCAGATCAATGCAATTAAATTATAAGTGCGAATATTGTCAGAAAGAATTTGCTAAAGAAAAAACTTTAGCGGTACATGTCTGCGAACAGAAAAGACGATATTTAAACAGAAATGAAAAACATGTGCAAACAGGGCTATTGACGTTCCAAAAATTCTACGATTTCGCACAGAAAGGCAAATCTAAAAAAACTTTTGACGATTTTGTACAAAGTCCTTATTACTCAGCCTTTATAAAATTTGGAAGTTTTCTAGTCAATACCAATCCCATATATCCGGAGATGTTCATAGAGTATGTTATCAAAAGCGGAGTTAAATTAGATCACTGGTGTAGAGATGAACTGTATTATTCATATATCAGCGAATTGATAAAAAACGAGCCTGCCGACGGCGCCGTGCAAAGATCAATTACCGCTATGATGGATTGGAGCGAATCAAATTCTGCACCGTGGGAGCATTACTTTGCCTATGCTAATTTAAACCGTGCTACACATGATATAAAAGAAGGGTTGATCAGTCCTTGGTTAATATTAAATACAAAAGCAGGAAAAGATATGTTACAAAGGATGAACGATGAGCAGTTAGAAATCATTGGTCCCATAATAGATCCTCAATATTGGTTAAGGAGATTCAAATCGTTACCTGCCGATATTGAGTTGGTCAAAGATGTTATCATAGAGGCTAAAATTTTATAATGAGTAAACACGCAAAAGAAGAAAGCACAGAAGTAGAATTAAAAGAAAACGAAGAATTAATTTCTCGAGACAACATTGATATCGAAGTGAGAGTGATGGCTGACGAACCGGTGATCATGGTACAGTTTTCGGGATTCGAAGATGAAGAAGATGCCGAAGAATATGCTCAATTTTTAGCAGACAATCTTCCATTGCTATTATTCGAAACTATTAGGATGCACTAATATGGATATCGATATAGATTTCGTTGATCGAGACCGGGCGTTAAAATTATTTAGATATAAAGTGGCCAGTCGTCTAGATGATGGCAATCTTGTCAAACACAACACAGGAATCTATCTCCATCAGGTTCCTATCGATTTAAAAACAGGCTTATGTGAAATACCTTACGAACAGGCAGAAGAAAAAGGTTTTTTTAAAATAGATTTTCTTAATGTAGGAATATACAAAGGAATCAGAGATGAACATCATCTCAACGAATTAATGAACCGAGAGCCGCTATGGGATCTATTACAACAACAAGAATTTGTGGATCTATTATTTCATTTGAACGGGCACGGGGATATACTGAAGAAGACTTGCCCTACTTCCGTGGAACAATTATCTGCCGTCCTTGCTATGATTCGCCCAGCCAAACGCTATCTGATTGGGAAAGACTGGACTATCATAATGAAAGAGATATGGACGAAACCGACAAATGACGATTATTATTTTAAAAAATCTCATGCCACTGCGTATGCCATGGCTATCGTGGTACAGATGAATCTGATCTGTGAGCAGATCAGTTATGGATACAGTTAACCGGGTTTTCTTATTAACGTAATAGATTTACGTTTTATTCTCTTTACGATAATGTCATTGAGGCTGGTGCAAGGGCCTAATAGTATTTTGACATCTTTGGTACTGAAGTTGCGTATGGCGTATTTGAATACGACTATCTCTCTATTTAGAAAAATATTGATCGGTATTTGTCTGTTTGATTCCCACCACCACACTTCTCCTAGTTCTAAAAACCGCTGTTTTTCTTGATCGGATCGTATACTGGCATAATCATAAATGCTGGTAACCTGAGCATCTTGATTAATAACGATGCCCACATATTCTGCGTTAACATGATTTAATACTGTAATAAATGGAAAATTTTCTTGTAAATTTTCAGTGATTCTCATAGATAAATATTCGAAGGGTCCTAGTATGCAACTAATTTCAGTTTATTTATATCCAAACAAGGTCAATGCTTACACAAATTATCTGGCCTCATGGAAAACAGAGAGGTATCGACAAGTGTATAATCGCAATTTAAAACTGTATCGCGGCGCCGATAACCGCGTTGACATCCAAGTGAGAAATTCAGATGAAAAAATCTACGATGTAAGCGACTATGATGACTTCGTCTTTAACATAGTCAATCGAGAAACCAAAGAACTAATACTAACCAAAGACTGCGCGGTCCAGAGTTTATCCGGCGGAAAGATTCACGTGACATTAACTGAAAGCGAACTAACAGATGTAGAACCAGGATTTTATCAATATTCCATAGTAGGACAAATTAGAAATAACAGCGACAATTCTATAGTATCATCTAGGACTCCGTTTTATATCGATTCTCAATATGGTACTTTTTCAAATCTAGAAATATATGGCGATTTGTTTGGAGAACCCGTAGACAGTATCGAGATAGATGAATTTAAAGATTTTAGGATAGATTTTTCTAGCCAAGCGAGATTTTACATCTCCAGCATTATCGATGCTAATCCTCAATTATCCACACCACAGAGTCTACATACTTTTCAATTTAATATGACTGGATATTACGGTGATATCGTCATCCAAGGAAGCCAAAGTGATGGGGGAAATCCCACAGCATGGGTAGATTTAGATACAGATTCTTACACCAACCAAACGACTCCAGTTTATAAAAACATCGTTGGAAAATACAATTGGTTTAGGATTAAACACACGCCCGATCATCTAATATCCAACTACGGGAGTCTTGACAGCATACTCTATAGATAGTATACTGTTCTTATGACGTTAGTCGTAGATAAATTTAGATCTCTCCTTCCCAAGATTAAGAATAGTCCTAGTGGATGGATGAGTTTCAATGCTCCTTGTTGCCATCACCGGGGACATCGTGCCGACACTAGAAAACGTGCGGGTATCATGCTCAGCGAAGGTATCGTCTATAACTGTTTTAATTGTAAATTTTCCACAGGATGGAAACCAGGTTCTACATTATCTCCTAAATTTAAAACTCTCTGTCAGTGGCTAGGAGCCTCCAGTGACACGATCAAAGAATTGACATTTGAGGCGCTGAAAACCGAAGGCGAAGGTTACTCACCGACCCAGTATGTAGAACAGAAAATTGAGTTCGAAGAGAAAACGTTACCCGAAGGATCTATGCCTATCAACGATTGGGTCAATAGTGGGTATCTCGGAGAAATCGCCGATGATCTGGAACCGGTGATCGATTATGTTTATCAACGAGGATTTGATCCTATCAGTGAAAATTTTTATTGGTCGCCCGCTCCAGGCTACGCTAATCGAGTGATCATTCCCTTTTTCTATCATGGTAAAATCGTAGGCAATACCGCTAGAAAAATCGGAGAAGGTCGACCTAAATATCTTTCAGATCAACATCCATTTTTCGTTTATAACGTAGATGCACAGAAAGAAGAATACAAATATCTATTTGTAGCAGAGGGACCATTCGATGCCTTGAGCATCGGAGGTGTGGCTTTGCTCACTAACGAGGTATCAGATCAGCAGAGCAGAATAATTAATGATATAGGCAAAGAAACTATAATCGTTCCCGATCAAGATCTTGCAGGATTGATCTTGATTGCACAGGCACAGAAATTAGGTTGGAGCGTGGCTTTTCCTAACTGGGAAGATGACATTAAAGACTGCGCAGACGCTGTGAAAAGATATGGCAAATTATTTGTCATTGTCGATCTAATAAAATCCGCCACAGACAATCCTGCGAAAATCGAAATAGAAAAAAGAAAACTTTTGAATAAGTTTGCTGAATTGGAGAAGACAGATGTTTAAAAAAATTATAGATTTTATTGTTTGGCCGTATAAGCGATACCAGCAAAATCGTGCTTGGAAAAAAAGACTAGAAGAACTTAAAAAAAGAGATCCATTTATATACAAATGAAAAAATATCTTTTCTCTTTCTTCCTAGGATTTATGGCAGCCACTTTCTCATTTTTGGCTCTATTATCTATGATACATATCCCAGAATATATTATGATATATAAGGTAGAATGTCAAAGAGGAATGATGATATGATTACATGGGGTATCAATGCCCTCAATCACGACGCCAGTATCGCTGTCGTTGATGACACCGGTTTAAAATTTTGGAAACGCAGTGCTGAATATTCTGGCTCAATCGGTGATCAATATCTCTGTTCAAGGATCTATTTCGATGCGCTAAATCATAGCAATGGTAGGTCGCCGGATGAAATCGTTTGGTATGAACGACCCCTGTGGAAAAAGTGTAGGCAGGTGTATGCAGGACAGTTTTATGCTGCATTTGATTTAAACGATATACCGAGTAGATATCTAAAAAAACTGGGATGGCCAAAAGTAAAGATTTCATACATGGATCATCATCTCAGTCATGCCGCAGCCGGGTATTATACTAGTCCTTTTGATCAAGCCTCTGTGGTGGTGATAGATGCCATAGGGGAATGGGAAAGCATATCTATATGGCAGGCCGACAATATGAAGTTAGAAAAGGTGTTTAGCAGATCTTATCCGACTAGCCTTGGTATATTTTATTCGGCATTCACAGATTTAGTTGGTTTGAAACCGTTGGGTGAAGAACACGTTTTGCAAAAATTAAGCGATCGGGGCGATCCCGGGAGGTATAGAGATTTGGTCAAAAAATATTGGAGATCAGATCTCACCATGAGATATAATTTACATAGAGGTGTTTGGAATTGGCCATTTCTAGATATGGATCAACAAAATATTTTTGATCTGGCTGCTGCTGTGCAAGAAGAATTCGAGGTGCAGGCCCAACATGTTTTCGATTGGGCAAAAAAATTAGCGCCTAGTAAAAATCTAGTATACATGGGTGGCTGCGCCATGAACAGCAAATTCAACAAAAAATTGTCAGGACAATATGATCGTATATGGAGTTTGCCGATCCCCGGTGATGCCAGCAGTGCCATTGGTGCAGCACTGTATCGCCGACAGATTAGGATCGATTGGAAAGGCGAACTGGCTAAGCACATAGAAATAAAATGACCAATAATCTTTATGTCTGCGGCAATCAATTTTTATTAGATTCATATTATAACGATTATGAGGATATAAAACCTTTTACAATCGGTGATTCTAAAAAAGACTATAGCCGTGAAACTTCGTCATTTAATGCCTGGCAATTTCCTATGTGGAGAGATCCTGAATTATCTACAAGAATAAATCATCGGTTTTATGGCGAAAGTGAAATGATAGATCCAGCAATATTTTTTCCGATCGTAGAAAAGATAGCGAAGTGGACTCGAAAACGTCTGTATGAAAATTGTATCTATTATGATATAGAGCCAGCGATAAGTTGGATGGTAGATTATCGAGAAGGTGGTTGGCAAAGCGTCCATAGCCACGGAAAAAAATCTATCACACAGATAATTTATACAGAGGCTGTTAAAGAACAGAATTTAGATGAAAAAGAAGATCTACACGGGGCCTTTTACGCTTTTATGACAGACGGTAATCCTCCCTGTTATAAGGCTTTACTTCCAGAACCAGGAAAGTGTATAATAGCAAAAGGAGATGTATTCCATGGAGTATATCCTGTGAAATCCATTCCAAGGAAATGTCTTATAATTGATTACGTTATATTATGATTAAAGATTACGGATACGAAGAACAAAAACTATATCTAGAACTCATGCTGGCAGATGCTGAAACATTTGTGCGATGCCAAGGAATATTCGATCACACTTTATTTGACCGCAAATTACAAGATGCCGCAGAGTTCATCAATGAATATGCCAAACAGTATTCTGTGTTGCCTGACTATGAAATGGTCAATGCTACCTGTAAAGTAGGGTTGAGGAAACCAGAAGAAGCCAAGGAAGGCCATTTAGATTGGTTGATGGATGAATTTGAAAACTTCACTAGACATAAAGCATTAGAACGTGCAATCATTAATTCAGCAGATCTATTAGAGAAAAAAGATTATGGTGCTGTCGAAGTCATGATCAAGGAAGCAGTACAGATAGGACTAGCCAAAGATATGGGAACAAACTATTTTGAAGATCCCCGTGCTAGATTGATGCGAATCAAAGATAAGAATGGGCAGATCTCAACAGGATGGCCTAGCCTCGATCGAAGATTGTTCGGTGGTATGAATAGAGGCGAGCTCAATATCTTCGCAGGGGGTTCTGGTGCAGGTAAATCCTTGTTCCTGGCTAATCTAGGAGTCAACTGGGCTCTCCAGGGATTAAATGTCGTTTATCTAACCCTAGAACTTTCAGAAGATCTAGTCTGTATGCGCATGGATGCCATGACTACAGGAATCCATACCAAAGAGATTTTTAAAGAACTAGACGATGTCGAAATGAAAGTTAGGATCATCGGTAAAAAATCAGGCGCATATCAGGTCAAATATATGCCTTCTGGTAAAACTGCCAATGACATACGTGCTTACCTAAAAGAGTACGAAATCAAAACCACTAGGAAGGTCGATGTGCTATTGGTAGATTATCTAGATCTATTGATGCCTATCAGTAAAAAGATTTCACCCGCGGATCTATTCATCAAAGACAAATATGTATCGGAAGAATTAAGAAATCTCGCAGTAGAGAGACAATGCATATTGGTCACGGCTGCACAGTTGAATCGAGGTGCCGTAGAAGAAGTAGAATTCGATCACAGCCACATCTCAGGTGGATTATCCAAGATCCAGACCGCAGACAATGTGTTCGGTATCTTTACATCACGTGCCATGCGTGAGCGTGGGCGCTATCAGATACAGCTGATGAAAACTCGTAGTTCTAGCGGTGTAGGACAAAAAGTAGATCTAGAATTCAATCTAGAAACACTGAAGATCAGTGATCTACCTGAGGAAGAACAAGAAAGCCACAATGGTGCGAGTCGTGGTGCTACCAGTATCATTGAAAGTATCAAACGCAAAACAGAAGTACAGAGAGAAGAACCTAGCGAAGGTGCATCAGTTGGCAAGATACGAGGGCACGTTGAAAGTACGAAGTTGCGTGAAATCTTGAACAATATGAATGCAGATGAAGACGCACCGTTTTAAACTCGCTGAGTGGGAATATACCACAGACGAATCTGCTAATTATTACGATATAGATTGGCCGAAGGTGCAGAAAGAAGTAGGTCAGGATGAAATTTCCTGGTTGCTAAAACAACCTAAGACCTGCTGTCAATTAGTTCTAGACCACTCTGGATCTAGCGTAAGATTGATGGCAGAGATCTACGACGAAAATACTCTATTAACCTATCATTTGATGTGGGCTAAATAATGGATGCGTCTACGAGAACTACACGAACGAGCAGATTACGTCACTGTCAACAAACAGTTAAATCCTAAGATCTGGCAGGATGAGCAGTTAGATCCTGCGGTCGAATCTAAACTCATAGAAATCGCTCGCGCCTTTGAAGAATTCGTAGGCATAGATCTAGAAATCACCGATTATACCATAACCGGATCTAACGCTAACTACACTTGGACACAGTATTCAGATCTAGATCTGCATCTCATAGTTCCCGGAACCCCCACAGACGAACAACGAGAACTCTATAATGCAAAGAAAGCATTATGGGGAGAACAGCATAATATCACTATCAAAGGACTACCTGTAGAATGTTATGTGCAAGGCGAAGACGAACCTCATCATAGCACAGGTGTTTATAGCCTAGCCAAAGATCGATGGCTGGTCGAACCTAAAAAGGTCAAACCTAAAATCGATGATGCCTCAGTTGAAGCCAAAAAAGATTCCGTGATGCATGATATTGAGATCGCTATGCTCAGCAAAGATATCAACAAACTTCGATTGGCCAAAGAGAAAGTCACCAAGATGCGCAAAGCAGGATTAGAACGAGCGGGAGAATGGTCTGTGGAAAACCTCGTGTTTAAGATATTAAGGAATCTAGGTATCATCGACCAACTGAGCGAAATAATAAGAGATCTAGAAGATCAAGAACTAAGTCTAGAACAGCAGAATAATATTTTAGATTAATAAAAAACCCGCCGAAGCGGGTTTTGTTTTGTTGCTAGGTCGATTATTCTCTATTGCCAAATAACTGCAGTAGGCTCACGAAAATATTGATAAAGTTGATGTAGAGGCTCAGTGCTCCAAACCACTGCAGCCTAGCGATTTCGCTTTCGCTGGCTGACCAGAACATATCACGGATGCGATTCATGTCATAGGCTGTGAGTCCTAGGAAGATCAAGATGGTCAACACATTCAAGGTCATCTGCAGAGCGGTGCTAGCGATAAAGATGTTAGCGATACCTGCCACGATCAATCCGATGACACCTGCGAACAAGAATGGTCCCCATCCAGATATATCACGTTTGGTGAAGTATCCCCATGCTGCCAAGGCACCAAAACTCACAGTGGTACCAATTAGAGCATTGACTATCGAGGCTGTGGTAAACATGCTGATGATCAGACTAAGGCTGACACCCATCACAGCAGCAAAGGCAAAATACCATGCCTTGATGGTGCTCTCCGACATTTCTGCACCCTTCCAGGCCAGGAACAGGCTCATACCGAGAGGAGCGAAGATGATCACATATCCTAGGATGCCGCCAAACAGCACGGGCACTAGACCCATGGCGTTGATGACGGCGGCTGCGACCAAAGTAGCGAAAACACCCACTGCCATACGACCCAAAACACCCGCTACTGCTGTGTTTAGGCTTTCTACGGCTGAAAGACTACGATCCATTTGATTCTCCTTTAAAGATACTGCTAGTATACACTAATTTATCACATCTGTCAACGATCAGGCATCTATTTGGCCGGTTTTGACACCCACTCGTTTGGCCCAAGGTATGATAGGCTTGAATTTATCGGTATTCTCGAGATTGTTTTTCCTGGTCTGCATGTCCAGTTCTCTCTGGCAGAATTCTATATCATCCAGCGCCCCTGGTTTCAATAGCGCCCTATGGAATCCAGATTGGAGATCCAGGGCCTGTCCAGATACAAAACTGTCCAGCAATTTCTGGACCAAGATCTCGTGATTGCTGAGGCAGAGATGATTATATCTGCAGTCTATGCCTCGCCAAAATCTATTTTCTCTTTCTGCTTCGGGATCATCAAATTCATGATACTGCACGTCTGACATCAGAGATCCTTGAGCGATCAAAAGTTCCGGGAATTCCACGGCCTGATCCAAATCTTGATCGAAGCATTTGATGATCAAAGGTTTCCTTAGAGATCTGCGCTGCGTCTGATAGGCCACATAGGCCAATCTGTTATTGACGTTCATGAGATCTATCATGGGACGCTGTATGTATCTGATATAGAGTTCTATGGCTTTGGCTTCTTCTTTGGTGACCCAACGATCTAGATCGATTATGTTGGCATTGGTCATTTCGGGCATGTGATCCAAGAACCATACCCTGCTGGGATGCGTGAGGCAGATCACCAGGTAATCATCTGCAGTCATTTCATAGTTCAACCAAATCTGCAGATGCGTCCAGCACCATTCTTGGCTGGTTCCCACCAGACTGTTGTTGATCAGCGTGATATCTCGTCCGGTTTCTTGATGCAACCGTTCTGCCAACAATCTGCACCAATTCTTGGTTTCGTCGCCTTTCTTTGGGCTGGCTGAAAAACTGTCTCCGATCACGAATAATCTACTCATATTATCTCAATTTCATCCATGTGCGTTTTTGCTGCTGTTGCTGCTGTGTGATGAACTGCATCTTGTCCCAGTCCAACTCTCTCTGGCAAAACTCTAGGTCATCTAGCACGCCATCCTTCAACAGTCCTTGATAGAATCCCTGATCTAGATCGACCACCGCGCCTTCTGTGAAAGCCGCGACGACCTTGTCAGCCAAGATCCTGTGATTGCTGAGGCAGAGATGATTGTATCTGCAGTCTATGCCTTTGAAAAAATTGGCACTGTCGTCTTTACCTCGGAGATATTCCTGCGCCTGTATAGTGAAGAGATTGCCCTGGGCCCAGGCCAGTTCTTCTATGCTGTCAACTTCTGTGATATCCGTGGCGAAACAGTTGATCATCAATGGTCTGCGCAGTCCTCGTTTCAGCACTTCGTAGGCCAGGCTCTTCATGCGATTGGTCTGGTGTAGAGTGTCCAGTTCGGGCCGCTGTATGTGCTGCATGAACAGTTTTATGGCCTGTGCCTGCTCTTTTTCCAGATACTGGTCAATGTGTATGATGTGGTGATTTGACAGATTGGGATGTTCGTGGATGTACCAGAATCTATTGGGATGCGTGACCGCCACTATCACGTAGTCATCGGGATTGATCACTGGCATGGCCTTGTTGATCTGGGTCCAGCAGAAATCCTGTGCTACTCCGTGCTGGCTGTGATTGATCAGATCCAGATCTAGATGCTGTTGGCTCAGCGCAGCAGCCACTAGATTGATCCAGGTCGCGGTCTTGGGACGAGGCTGCCCCTGCTGCCAGCTTTCGCCGGGGCTGGCATAAAGTCCGTGGAGGGATGCGCCGGAGTAGATTTGATTGGGCACAGTGAACGAATCACCGAAAACGTAGATGGTAGGCATGTCTAGTAATTATCATCTGAGATTTTTTTCCGCTGGGATCGTGGTGCCGAGGGCGCCCCGAGATCGAGACCTCCGTGACCCTGAGCCCAAAAACAGACATGGCCCGTAGATTCCACTTGAAGAATGGTGCTGCTGTCTACAGAGAAAACTCTGAAACTGTCAACTATCTATATCACTGAACGCCGGGCCTAGAGCCCACTTCGTACTCTGCGATTTCTGCGATCCAAGGCTCACGGCTGCGATCTGCCTGTGCTCGAGCGAATCTCTGCGCTTCTTGATTGGCCACCGCTCGATCAGTGATCACGTAGCCGTCTAGAAACTGCTTTTGGATGCGTATATGGGTGCGTGTGTTGCGTGCCATGATCTTCCATGCTTTCATAGACTTCTCCTTGTCAAGTATTTAGCACTGGTGTGGTCAATCGATCCGCGCAGCGCAAAATTTTTTTCTGCGGAGCACAGCGCAGATTTTTATCGAGGCGCCGGGGGATCACCTCGGACCGTGTAGTTGTAGTTGAGAACGATCCTTGTTTCATGCTGATCCGGAGTGGTGGACGCATGCATGTGCTCGCCGGGGAAATCTATCCACGAATTGGCTACAGGAGATCTACGATAGACTTCGGTGTAGCGCCGGCTAGGAGCGGTTTCTGCGAAGATCACGGTGTCACCCGATGAGGTGATGGGATACCATATGCCTGCGCGATGCGGGTACTGCTGATCGCGATGCGGCGAGTGCTGTATCTGACGGGGTGTGCGTGTGCTGAACCCCAGCCGTATGCGTATGACTTCCTGCAGATCTTGGCCAGTGCGATCGCAGGCAGTGATCAGGATCTGTATGGCTGCTTCAGCCAATGGTGAAGCTGCTTCATCGTTTTTGTAGACCAGATGGCTGAAAGATCCCGCATACTGGGGCAGCGAGCCTAGATCCTGTGGATTGGCAGTGAAAGGTAGGTAGAACCAGGGTATCTCAGGGCTGGAAAACTTCTCTCGCATGTAGGCAGCCATCTGCGGTGACAATAGATCAGTGATGTCATGTATCATCCAGTAGTTAGTCCAGTTCGACTAACCGTAGGTGTCTTTGTGGATGCAGCAGGCTGCAGAGGAAACCCTGGCAGGTATAGAACCAATTGCCCAACTGGGTGTAGCGATCGTCGTGTGCGAGATCGGCTAAACTGTAGTAGGTAGATATGGCTAGACTGGCATAGTAGTCCCTGCTGATGCCCCGGCGCTGACCGTATTCTGGTAGTAGGCTGCAGAACACCAAGGTAGAATCAGCGAACTCACGATAGACACCGGGCCGGTATGCAGAATACAGCCTGAGATAGGCTTCTGCGAACGTGGGCTCGGGTATGAATCCGGGGCGATCAAAGCGTTCGGCCAAGATCAGAGCTAGATAGTCTCTGAGACTCTGTGGTGCTGCGAAACCCACTGCCTGGCTGTGATCTTCTACCAACTGCTGGAACTGTTGGCGGACACTGTGATCCATCTGGGATTAAACTGGTCTCAGTCCCTGCGTGGTGGGATCGTACTGTTGTGGATTATGGGGTGTGGCAGTGACGTCACTGAAATCACTGCCCATGGGCTGGGGCATCACTCGTGCGCGACCTTCTGGTTCGCGACCTTGATTCTGCCGTTCTGTTTCTCGGGTGTCTTCTAGGGTTTTTTTCGTGGTATTGGCCATATCGTTGCTCCTCGTCAAGTATTTATCTGCGCCCCCAGGAGATCCTGGCCCAGATACGATCATAGACGTAGAATGAAGTCATCCATATGGCATTAATAACTAGAGTGGGAACGAGTGCTGATTCTAGACTCTGTCCAGTGACTAAGAGCATTATATAAGTAGTGATCAAAACCCATACGCGATAGATAACGGTTTTAACTAGGCTGCGTGTAGGAGTTTCCCAAATCATATAGTATATATTCCCAAGGGCAGCGTAAAAATTTTTTAAGGCTGCGAAGCAGCGCAGCGGTCAGCGGTAAAATAGCGATCATAGATCAGATCAGCGAAGTTGCTGTGATGTGTGACCGAAGGGTGCATGTCGTTTTCTGCGGGCGGTATACGAGGATCATGTATGATTCTAGCTGAGGCGTGATCTACTGAGACAGCGTACCACTCACAGGGATCAGGAATGGCAGAATACTCACGAAGATTAATGGCGAGCTCACGCTGAGCCTGAACCAGTTGCTCCATATATGGCTGTACTTCCACTGATAGATGTATGACTCGAGCACCTGTGCTTCGCAGCAGTCCATCCACTGTGACCACTGTGACTAGATTCTGATGGTATTGATCATAGACTGATCTGGGATCCAAGGCCAAGCGAGCCCGAGATTCTATGTACGTGTAGTGATCCTGGTCTTGTGCCTGGGACCGTGGTGATGATCTGCTCAAGCCAAAAAACTTGTTAAATCCTGGTAAAATACGGCTAGTCCAACCCCAACCAGGATCTACCATGTTGCAGAATGGCACTGCGGTACGAGCGGGCCACTGTAGGCTGACACGGCTCAGATAAGTCCACATGACTATGACTGTGTCTTGGGGTTGTATACTGCCCTGATTGGCAGCACACTGGCGGGCGATTTGATTAAAGCAGGCACCACGACGAGCATGATTATTAACTGGCACGCCCAGCTTTGCTGCCAAGACCGCAGGCCAAGCGTGATTTGAAGGTGCATATACGTGTATGTCTTCCCATTGTGCCTCACCTGACTCCAGCATATTAGAGGCTAGATAACCTGGCAGCACACGGCCTTGATCATCAGTTAAAGGCTGTACAACATCGGGTAGGGCAAAACCCTGTGTGATAGAACAGCCGAAAGTGTGTAAGGTAGTCATAAGACTATTTACTGCTGAAATGGGTCCTGCAGGGAAAAAATTGGCCGCGCAAAAAATTTAGGTGGAGTACTTAGGTTTTCAGGGTGGTGATTTTAGACCACTAGCCTAAGTTAGCGCACACTAACATGCTACGCTGTATACCGGTCGACCACCATAGACCCCTCACCACCATAGACCCCTCAGCACCTCGGTGACTGGTGAGGCTCACACCTCCTCAGGTGGCCACAGCAGACCCTGTGGGCACGATCATCCCATGGGGGGATCTGCTCGAACAGCAGCCGACCCTGTGGAGGATCCCAAGGTGCATCGCGTGGGTCGCGGCTAGCACAGCCCTGCACTAGGACTAGGCTAGCGGCTATGCAGATAATCGTGTACTTCATCCGTGATCTCCATGTAAGAGTCTAGTTCTGCTGCTATGATCATCTGCTGGACCACCCATGCTTGGCGCCGCAGCGACTTGGGCAGCGTGGAGATGTACTGCTCTACCGCCTCCGTGGTGTCCAATGCCCACAAGCGATCAGCGATGTCTCGCTGCAGTTCAGTGAGTCCCGTGATAGTGATCATCCCGTTACCTTTGGTCCCAGTACTGGGAATTCTCTAGGCCCAGCGTCGCACAGAACATCAGACCAAGTCCTGTTAGGGCTATGGCCAGTTGCTCCACGAAATAGTCCATCTTGGCAGGATCTTCCATGCCGCCCACCGCGCCCATGACCATGAGCAATCCCAGGAAGCCCATGGCCGCTGCTGTAGAAGTCTTCATCCCAGTCTCCTTAATAGAAAGTAAACACGTTCTTTGCACAATACTCTCGCAGGGCCTCTAAGGTGGTGTGCTCAGAGTCTATGAACTCGCCCAACACGTCTATGAGCAGGAATTTCCCGTCCACTGCCCAGACCCGGTAGCCTTCCTGTGCCAACTGTTCGTCGAATACGTCGTCCATTTCGGTTCGCTCCTTATCGTTCACTGTAATCTTAGTATACTACCAAACGCATAGATTGTCAACAACACAGCATTCACGGTTATCAGCGCAGAGTCTCGCATACGGATGCTAGCCCACAGCCAAAATCCCGCGCCCAGGTTGAATGCGATCACGTTCAGGGGATCCCAGTCGCCCAGGCTGGTTAGTAGTGCGCCTAGGATGGTAAACCCAGTGCCTAGCCATTTAAGTGCGGTTAACGTCATCATGTTCTTAGTATACTACCTGTGAGCCAAATTGTCAACCGATTCGATCCTTGGTGCGTAGGAATGTGACTAGGTCGTCTTCCTCCGATTCCAGGGTGTATTCTTGGTGATACCAATCTATCCACTCGCCCTGTTCTATCTTGACCTTAGGATCTCCATCGTAGACCATCTGCTGTGCAGCCTCTAGATCAGCCGCATCCACAGTGAAGATCTCGTCTATCACAGAGGCGCGGCTGAATGTATATCTAGGCATTACAGCCCCGCGATCGTGGTCAGCCCTGCGGCCATGAGGATCAGCGTGGCCTGGATGATGCCGGTGATCCAACCCACATACAAGACTGCGGCAATACCGATAAGTCTAAACATCGTTCGCTCCTTTCAATGTCCCAGTGTCGTTAGTATACTACCGACCAATCAAATTGTCAACCAATTTTTGCCTGCTTAACAGGGGGTCTGGGGGGGTTAGTGTGCGCTTACACACTAGCCCTCGTTAGTGTGCGCACACTAAGTTAGTGCCTGCTACTCCATGCTAGCCAGCCCGTCCTCTTGCATGCCTTGTTCTGTAAACGTAACATCAAAGCCCAGCAAGTCACTAATCGCTTGCTCAAAGCCTGTGTCTGTGTAAATCTCCCATGCTCTGTCAT